CCTGACTTAGCAAGACTAACTCCAGCTCTTAATTTAGCTAAATCTTCGTTTTGCTCCATTTTATCCTCTGCAATTTCACCTTGTTGCATTAATCTTGCTCTTGCAAGGTCTTGTTGAGCCTTATCATTGTCTTTTTTACGTTCATTTTCCATCGCACGAAGGTCAACCTCACGTGATTTTAGTTTTAAAAGAGGGTCACTATCAAACTGTGACGTAATTCTGTTCTCTTCTTTCATAAATTCCTCAGTCATTTCTGCAATTAACACCGCTTTTCTTGCTTCAACTTGATTTGTAAGCGCTTGTAGTTGTTGTTGTATTCTTGGATCTGTTGCTGACATCTGCTGCATTTGTAACATTTGTTGCAATTGCTCTCTAAACTCTAATTGGACCTGTTCTTGAGCCATTAAACTTATGTGTTCTAAAATATTTTTTTGTATTGCAGCCATAACAACCGGATTATTTCGAACAATGTTAGTTGACATAAAATTTAAGTGAGCTGTAATGTGAGCTCTATGGTCTTGACCAGGAAAAGCCTGAAAAGGTTTACCAGCTAAAGCATTAATATGTTCCATACTTGGGTCCATTGGTGCATTTGGTGCTGGTGCAGGTAAAACTGCATCTACATTTTTTACACCGATTGCTTCATACATGTTTCTATAAATTTGATACATGTTGTGTAGCTGTGGATT